ACCGCGAGGGCTATTCGTAGCGTTCAACAGCCTGAGTAGCAGGGTCTGCAAACCGTCCAGCAATTCGGCTGCGGTCGCGTCGGTGACGACTAGCGGGGATGCCCTAAGTTCCGCATCGGTTATGGGGCCGGTGACTGGTTGCGTTGCTTGATAAAACTGGCCAGCCACGGGGAGGGGATTGACAGACGACACGTCGCCGTCATTTACGCCGTCCGCGCCAAGCGTCAGTTTCATGCGCTGGAACTGATTGCCGTCGATATCGTCGGTTGCGACGCTAGAGCCTGTGCCTGGTAGAACGACGTTATCGGCCATTTATTGCTTTCCTAAACAGTTTCGACGCCGATAGCACGTCCGTCTGGGCCGCGAATGATGCGTTTTGATGCCTTCATGGATTGCATTGCATCCTGCATTGTAGCCACAGATTGGTTATGAAGGCTAGAAATTTGATCGCGGGTCGTCGCCAGCTCTGCCGCCACCTGACTTACCACATCATTGACGCCGCGCATAAGTTCAATGTGCGTGGCTTTTTCCTGCTCTTGTTGCTCAGGATCGACGCCATTGTTAGAAGAGATCTTGGCAACCGTGATCTTGGTCGCGGCGTCAAGATCGGCCTTGTAGCGTTCAAACTGCTGCTTTGCCGCCATTTCTTGCATTTGCATCTGGCCCTCATGCTGTTGGCGTGAGGCTTCCATCTGCTGGGCCAATTGAGCCTTCATCTGCTCAATCTGCGTATCGGCCTGCACCTTCATCTGAAGCATCTGCGCGTCGGCCTGGGTCTTGGCCTGCGCGACGGCTTGCGCGGCTTGAGCCTTGGTGGCTTCGGGATCTGCCGGAGGCTGCTGCGCGGCCTCGGCTGCTTTCTTGGTCATCTGCTGCAAGGCTGCGTCCAAAATGCCCTCAATGGACTTGGCCTGTTTAAAGCCGCCAATGCCGAATTTCATCACGGCGACAATGGCCGGGACCATCTCAGGAGACGACTGACCGACCGGCAGGGCTTCACGCATGAAATTGGACAGGGCCGTTAGAAACTCCATGCGGTCTTGCTTGGTCTGGTTCTCATCAATTTGCACCAGACTATCTGCGGCGATTTCGATGCGGAAAGACCGCAAAGGATCGCTTTGAAGCAATTGCATGGCCGCAGGGATCATCTGCTGATCTTCAGCCGACATCTGATCCGCAGCCGCGTATTTCAGAATTGTCTCAGGCTGGAACTTGGAACAGATGATCTGCGCCTTGAGGCGTAGCAATTCGCTGGCAAACATAGCCACGCCGTCTTGCATGGCGCGTAGGCGCAGGCCGGCATACTGGCCTTTGATCTGCTGGGCGGTTGCGGTCTCTGACGCCACGGACTGGCCACGGATAATGTCAGAGATGCCGGTGATGTCGTAGATTTGGCCTTTGATCTGCTGCTGGGCTTGATAGCACTGAAGCAGGGTCGCGGCGATATCGTTGATGGGCAGGATGTCGATGGACCCCTTGAGGCCACCTTTTTCACTGAACGCCATCCATTTATCGACGGGAATAAGGGTGTTGTTGTCACCCTCCGTCAACAGACGCTGCAAAGCGGGCTGAGACTGGTCATACACGCCTCGGACGCGCAGGGCCTTGACCAGACCGTCAATACGGTCGGTCAGGATGTCCATTTCGTTAGCCTGGTCCTGATAAAGGACGAAATCAGGCACGGGGACAAGCGTATCGCTGGTGGTCGTGGCGTACAGGGGCTTAGGGCATGGGAAAAAGCCCTCAAGCTCCAAGGGATCGTCGCGTTCGTCTAGGAAGTTTTGGTAATCCTTGCAGATCCAGTAGACCTTGCCGGATTCCTTGTCCCAAAGCTCGCAAACCTTGGCCTTGTCGTTGTTCTGGCTGTTCTTGTTGCCGCCCCATTGGTCGGGTGACGTGTCAAAGGAGATTTTGCTGGCCACTTCGGGTCCGAACCGCTCAGTTAGCGATTCCTTGGACATATAGACCCAGCGCCAAACGCAAGTGACCTCTTCCCACGTCCGCGCAGAGGAATGACCAAAGTCCTTCCAATGCACATAGTCGGTCGGGGAGCATTCGTATTCAATTTCTTCAACGGGTTCGGGTGCGGCTGTGAAGTCGCCGGGATCTGATCCCATACCGTCCATTGGGTTTGATTCGGAGGCGTATTCTGCGCCCTCGGATTCGACGTCCTCGGTGATCTGATAGCCGTCTTCCGGCACGTCAACGGTCTTGATATGCGGGTCGTAGCGAACCCATGCAATACCACGTCCACCAAGGAAACGATCCTCTACAGAGTTCTTCATGGCCGACCGGAAGTCGGGATAGTGCTCAATCTCGTAGTCCAGCGCCCGTTCGATCAAAAGGGACGCAACGCGCCCGACCTGATCATTGTCGCCAAACCGCCGTGCCACGTCAGCCTTGGGCATACGGGCATAAACGGCGGGTACTAGGGTCTGGACGTTAGACCATAGCACGTTGAACTTAGCGGTTTCCCCGCCTGACGCCGTGCGTGTGTCATCGCGGTAACGGCGAACAATCTTAGTTACCCGCGCATCCCACTTCTTGAACTCATTGTCATAGGTGCTAATGACACTGAGCCACTTTTGCACTGGCGTTTGAGGAAGGTCCATGTGGCCTAGTCCTTAAGCAGAGAAGATACCAACAGCCAGAACTTCGACGCCTGCGCCGGTCGTGACTTTCCACGCTCCGGTGGTCGATGCGGCGTTAACTTCAATGTTATAGACATTGATGCCTGAGCCTGACGACGCTGGAACAATCGTGTGGGCAAACGCCCCGTCGCCAAGAATGACGTTGCCGGTTGAAGCAGTGGAAACCGTGCAGATCAAGCGATGAAGGTAGTCACCAACCGCGCCAGTGCCGCCAAGAACCCGTGCGGACGTGCTGACTGGCACATGCTCATACTGAAAACGATATGGACTGGAAATTCCGCTCATATTCTTGTCCTTTTAGCTCTGCGCTGGGTGGCCCACATGTCATTTAGCGTAACAGTGTTGCCAGGTCCAACAATAAGAGGCTTCTCTACGTTACTTGCCCTTGCGGTAGGCTCTGATCGCCATGCGATTGCAAGCATTCTCATCGCATCCGCAGGATGTGAACACCAATTATGTTTAGGTGTAGCACGAAATGCCTTTTTGTCTTCATCGTATTCGCGCTCGTACTGTCTGAGCGCCTCAATGCCGTCCGTGCACTTGCGTTCGTCAAAATAGCAGCGCGGCAGAACCTGTCTGACCGCCTGAATGCCGTCCTGCACCGACAGATCCGGCACAATACGAAGGTTCTGAAAGCCCAAATGGTCGGCAAGTTGCTCGATGACGGATTTGCCCTGCGCGGCTAGGGTCTTGGCGCGAGCGTCATGCGGCAGATAGTGCGTCCCGTAGTGATAAGGGCGGCTTTTGACAACATCCGCCAAATCCGAGATGGATGCGCCAGACACTGCATGAAAATCAATAACGTGAATTTCGCCTCGAACCACCTGATACCACCAAATTGCCGTGTCATCGCGATACCCCAAGTCCCATGCCGTGTGCGTCGGCAGGCTTTCGTCATACGGCACAGATCCAATCCGCTTGTCATCCGCCGCCACGCGCATCTCTACGCCGTAGAACGCGCCAAGGATAGCCGCCTCGAAGCTGCACTCGTACTCCTGCATGTACTGGTCTTCGGAGATTTGGGCCTTGACGGCATTAATCTCGGACATGGGCAGGATATTGCTCTGCGTCGCCGTCAGCCTCAGACAAAACCATTCTTCCGGATTCATCTTAGCCGTCTGGTAGATATCCCAGAACTGGTTCTTGCCCTTGGGCGTACCCCCGAACACCGCCCAGCCTTGCTTGTCAGATAATGTGGGTCGAATAACCGATCCCCAGACGGACGGACGAAAGTCCCCGTACTCATCCATGTAGATCCCGTCAAAGCCCAAGCCGCGCATCGCATCAGCATTGTCCGCGCCGAACAGCCTGATCTTGGCCCCCGTGATTAGCTCGACGGTAAGCTCGGCCTCGTTGGCGGATTTCATAATGGGCTTGGCAAACCGCTTGATGTAATCCCATGCCACGGACTTGGCCTGACTACGATACGGCGCGATGTACCCAAACAGGGGATTGGGCGACTTGCACATGACCGCCGCCCGTATGATGTCGTTGACGGCGGAGACGGTCTTGCCGGCGCGGCGGTGAGCCACCAAACATGCCCACCGCTGCTTACGATTATGGAAGGGCATAAACGCCTCTCGCGGCGCGTATGCGATCTTTACTTCTCTAGTGACCATGACACCGCAATTTCAATCGGACCTTCGTCCTTACCGACAACCTCTGTCCGCGCCAGCTTAGGCACATGGTACTCCAGCAAATCGGAGAACGCGCCGAATGCCGCCTTGGGTCCGTCTTGGTCGTAGATCTCGTCTAGCCAGCGTTGGAGCTTGGTCGAGTTAAGATCGACGAACTCCGCGATGGCCTCTCTTGCTGCGCGGGTGGCGTATGTCTCGCCGGGCTTACCGCTGGTGCGCGGCGACCGCTTGTTAGGGTCGGCCAAGGCTTGGCCTAGGGGGGCGAAACTGCCCTTGCTTTTTGCCATGTAGATTTCTCCTGTTCGGATGCCTTCATCATATGGGGACGGGGTGGGTTTGTAAATCATCAGGAAATGTAAAGAAGTCGTTAGGGTCAAAATATTTGTGAGGGGGGCCTATATATATACACCCTCCCCCCTGCCGGGTGTCGAGGGGGTGGGGGGGGGTCTGCCTTCCCTTACGTCAACCCGTCAATCCCTACCATGCCTATAGGGATAGTGGGGATGCCTGGCGCACCCGTCCTGCACATTCACAGGACGGCCCAAGGCCTAGCCCTAGCGTCACGCTACAGCCCCTCAAGCCCTCGCCCCTGCCCTCATGCCATGACGTCGAGCGCACCCCGTCAGTGGGCGCATGAGAGAGGCTATGCCATGCCTATCGCGGTACCCCTATGGGTACGCCTAGGGCATAGGGTGAGGGCATTGGGCAGGGTGTCCAAGCCCTGCTCTATAGCTTGGTCAAATACCGCGTTCGGTCACGCTACTACGTAGCGTGTGACCGTTAAACGTCATCGCGTTTCGTGACCGAAAAACGACTATCTGGATACGACTAACTACGTTCTACGGTCATTACAATGATCTACGGTAGAAATATTTTGGTCATTGGTAACGAATGGTAACAGGCATTTTGGACGTTCAAAAACCCCTCGGAAGTTTGGACGGAATCGCGAAAAACCGTCCACTCTACGAAAGTCACCAACAACGCAACTTTTTTGCTTGACCATCCGCAAACCATCCTTATACATGGTTACACAAACGCAACAACAGGACACAGACACAATGACCGCTCATCAAACCATCATCCTCGCCCGCAAGTATGTGATGCTCAATATCGCGCCTATGCAATCCAGCGCCGCGCTTTGCCTTAGCGATGCGGTCAAGCTGTATGATGCTGGCGCATTAGACCGCGCCAAAGACCGCGCCATCAAGTCGCTGGCGTACACGGTCGGCATTAGTCATCCAGACTATGCCCGCGCTTCTCGCTAGCTTCTATATGACGCTAGGTTCGCCTAGCGTCCCATTAGACCCTAGCAACCTCACAAACGGAACCAGATCATGACCATCACAGCCACCATCACCGCCGACCTATACGCCCGCGCCATCACTTGCGCTTCTACAGACGCGCACCGCCCCTATATCGCTGGCGTTCGTGTAGAGCCACATAAGGATGGCGGGACCATCCTAATCGCTACAGACGGTCATTGCGCCGTTGTTATCCGCGACGTCAAAGGCTTCGCCAGCGAGGCTTTCACCCTGGCATTGCCCAAGGCACTGCTGAAAGAATGCAAGCCATCAAGATCCGATCAAGATCCGGTCATTTGGATTGGCGAAGGCGTTGCAAAGCTCAAAGGATTAGAGACAAGCGATTGGCTCATAGATATGGCGTTCCCCGACTGGCGCCGGATTGTCCCGCAAACCACGCCCGATATGGGTTGCATGGCCAGCTTTGACAATCGCGTCTTGTCGCGTCTTGCTGGCGCCCTAAGCGCCGACAAGGTTCAAACGCTAGTACTCAAAGGCACAAGCGATACAGACGCCCATATCGTGTTTGGAACGCTTGCAGACGCCTTTGGCGTTGCCATGCCCATGCGCGTTGCCAATAGCATCCGCGATAATGACTTTTCACTTCCCGCTTGGCTCTAGCGTCTAAAGGATTCTAGGGGCTTGCCCCTAGCATCCCGTTAGACTTTAGAACCCAACCCCAACCCAAAGGATCAAACCAAATGAACACCCGTCAATCCATAGAGACACGCTACCTCAGCCCTACCAATCATCGCTGTTCGCGCATTGTCGCGACCACGCCTAGCGGTCATCGCCTTATTAAAGATTTGAACCACAGCTTAAACATCGAAGCCAACCACTATGCAGCCGCCAAGGCCCTGCAAGAGATGCTCGAATGGGAACCGATCAAGGCCGGTGGATCGACCAGGGCCGGGTTCGTCTGGCTTGTGTCGACGTTGGAGGGCTAGAGCCATGACCCTTCCAACCCTTCAATCTTGGCCCGACTTTGACGACGACGGCCAACCTATGTCAGAAACCGTCATAGGTTCTGATATTACGCCTATCGCCATCGTCCTCGCGGGCAACCATCACGACGTTTTCAAGCGCCTAGCCCTAGCGGCGCCCGATATGGTCGAAGCCCTTAAGCTAGCCCTAGAAGCTATCAGCGCCGTCCCTAACTATCGCGTACCGGGCCATACCGGCGGCAGCTACGCAATCGCCAGCTTGATCGAGCAAGCCCTAACCAAAGCCAAAGGAGAATAGATAATGACAACCCAACACACACCGGGGCCTTGGGAATGGAAATTTGACGGCAAATATTGTGTAGGATTAGAGCCAAACGTTATTTGGGTTGGAAGGGAACCGACATTAGATATTGAAGCCGCTAATGCCCGCTTAATCGCCGCCGCGCCTGAGTTGCTGGAGGCGCTGAAGGCTCTTCAACGTCAAGCCCTTCAAGGCAATGTGCGCGGCGATGAATGGATGGACGAGGCCTTAGAATTAACCCGCGCCGCCATCGCCAAAGCCACAGGTGCAGCATGACCGATTGGACGCTCTTTAAGGTTCCAGACGAATTTCCATTGTGGAAATTATACAAGCCATATGAGCTTCCAATCTATGTCTATGAGCAGGAAATAGCTGATAGCGTTCAAGAGCTAATAGGGCTTGGTCAGGCGACCGGAACACGTGATCAAATGATCGAAAAATTAAGGCCCGCAATTGAAGCAAGCTGCAACCCTTTAAAAAGGAAATCCCGCATCGCCAAAGCCAAAGGACAATAAGCCATGACCTACACGCCACCACCACCGCGCACCCCTTGGCTTGCCCTTGCGGCCTTTGGCCTAGTCGCAACGGGTTTCTTTATGGGCATATGGGCCGCGCTCGCATGGGCCTTTATCCTCTGATCACAGAACCGTGATTAACACTTAACAAACTTTTTAGTTATAATTCAAACCACGCAAGCAGGAGCAAACATGACCCACGCAACCATAACCACACAGCTTGACCTAGAAAGCGTCTCAATCGAGGTCGATGGCGATTATTGGCGCTATGAAGACGAAACCGTCCAAGACCTGACCTTGTGTCACTTATGGGTCAACCATACAGACGAAACAGGCAGGACGCGCAGCTATGATTTGATGCAAGGCTTGGACAGACCCTCGCGCCTAGTCGTGGAACGCAACCTGTTCAAGATCCACAACATCGAAGAGCAGCTTTGCCGGGAAATCGAAGCCCTAGGCGAAGATCTCCAAATCGAACCCGACCATGACCAGAAGGATGATTTGTGATGACTGACGATAGATTGAATAACGCAGACCTTCAGCGCCTTGCGGCGCTGGAGGCACGAAAGGCTTTGGCGGACGAGGTTGACCGCCATTTTATTGCATCCATGCAAGCGCGGAAAAACGCCGCTTATATGACCGACCAAGATCAAACCAATCGCGCAATCGCGGCATATGAGGAAACCCGCATGGGCGCACGTCCCAAGCCCAAGTTCATCCTTCACATTGACGGCAACCATTTTCACGCCCGCCCGTCACGCGCCACCCTATGGGACGTCGTGTTCGTGGCCATCGCAACCGCAACATGGCTCGCCCTACTAACCTCAATTTATCTGGTGTTCAAATGACCGTCCCCCCCATCCATCCGATCATGTACGCAAGTCGTTGTCGCTGCGGCGCACACTTGCCCAAAGGCGCGACCGCCCGCGTCGATATCAGGGCCGGTATCTATGATTGCGTGGCATGTAGACCGAGGCCCAAGGCATGAGTTGCCCCCATTGCGTCCATCTACAGCACGAAAACCGGCGGCTTGTCGGCGTCATCAAAAGGCTAAAGGCCAGGTCGCTACAGTCGACGCCCATAGGCCCTCTTAGCCTAGGCTTCACGCAGCAGCAGGAGATCATCATAGAGGCCCTTTGGGCCGCGAAGGGGTCAGGGGTAACATCTGCCCTGCTATCCTTCGCCCTTGGCGGTGAATCGTCCAAGGCTAGCGTCCGCGTCCAGATCAACCGCATCCGCGCCAAGCTGGGACCGGATACCATCAAGAACCGTTACGGCACGGGATACTATTTCACGCCCGAAGGCTTGGGCATTTTGTCAGAGATCATGGGAGAAACGAAGTGACGAACGAAGAGAGAGAGGCCCTGATCGCGCAGGGCTGGACGCCGCCTGTGGCGGTTGATCCTGATTTGGCGGAGGCTGAGACGCTCTGGGGCATTTGGTTTAATGCCTACGAAACCCCGCTTGAACTCGCCATTAAGGCCATCAAACGAGGCCGCGAACTGGAGCGTGCAGAGGCCAAGCCGGGGCTGGTTTGGGTTAAGCATGATGGGTCGGCAAAATCTCCGATCGCGGCGTGCACGCTAGTTGTCGTCAAGTTTGTCCCCAGCGCTAAAGTGCCTCTCAAGGTCGGCCCTGCGGAATATCGGGATTGGCAAGACATCACCCACTACGCCATCATCACCCCGCCTGCGGAGGACAAGTAGATGACTAACACACCACAAATGACCCCTGTCTCAGGGTATCGCCCACAAACTCAACAGGCTTTGGATTTGGTCAATGGGTTCAAGGCCGACGAAGAGCGTCTGCTGCGAAAGCTAGACGAACTGCAAACCATGCAGACGTACGAAACAAATCCGCCGATTGCTGATTATAGATGGTTAGCGATTGGTCGCACGCAGCTAGAGCAGGCTTTTATGGCAATCAATCGTTCCATATTTAAGCCTACGCGGGTCAAATTGCCGGAGGACGTGGCATGAGCTTTCAGACCGTCGAACAGCTACAGGTCCAGATCGCCAGTCTGACCGGAGAGGTCGAGCGGGCTTACGCCGAAGGTTTTGGCGATGCGTGGGCCATTGCTCATGAAAACTTAAACCAAGTGGCGGAACACGACATTTGTTGGGGGCTTTCTCATGCCCGCGCCGCCCTACAGCCCAAGGAGGGGGAGTGATGGAAAAAGAAATCTGGAAACCAGTGCCTATTGAGACCGCAGAACTCAAGGCAGAGATCGAGCGGCTGCGGGAGGCTTGCCAGCTTTGGGTAGCTTATGACGAGGGGGATCAACATTCAGGGGTTGATCTTATGTTGGATTATGACTGCGCCATTACCGCAACCCGCGCCGCCCTACAGCCCAAGGAGGGGGAGGGATGAGTACGTTATTTGGCTATGAAGTTGTCGAGCAAGCGCAGGAGATTGATCGGCTATCTACCGAGATCGCCAGCCTGACCGCAGAGAACGAGCGGCTGCGGGCTTTGGTAAAAGAAGCCCAGATAGAGGGGTGGTTAGCCGCCGATAGCTATGGAATTAGCGACTACGAATATCAACAGATTTGGGAAAAGTCCCGTGCCCGCGCCGCCCTACAGCCCAAGGAGGAAGACCAATGATAAAGGCCAACAATAAAATTGCTGCTAATTGGATCAAAATTTCCACTAATCTGCAATCTCAGTTGATCGCGTCCGAGGAGGACAAAATAAAATTGTCAGCCCAGATCGCCAGCCTGACCGCAGAGAACGAGCGGCTGCAGGTGCTTGTGGAAACCGCTTACGGAGAGGGCTGGGATAATGCCATCGATTGGCCCGAACTTGGCGTTTACGTCAACTGGGATCATTCAAACACCCGCGCCGCCCTACAGCCCAAGGAGGGGGAGTCATGAAAGAGTTTCAAGTACGGCTAGAACAAATCGGAGGGTGCGGAGATGGGGGGTGCATGATCCATGTCCGCCCCGGTATGCACACCAACGGCGGGTGCCGCTGTAGCACAAACCCCCTCAAAATGCGCCAAACCGTCCACACATATAAAGGTGCCGTGGCGGCGCAGGCGCAGGAGATTGAGCGGCTGCGGGAGGTAGTAATGGAAGTGACTGTCAGCTTAATAGCCTGCCACTCTTTGCTTAGTCGTGGGGGAAAACGTGCCGCAGCATCAAACAAAATATTTGAGATAATGCTATCGGATTACGAAAAAGCTATTGAGGTTGGCCGCGCCGCCCTACAGCCCAAGGAGGGGGAGGGTGGATGAGCCTATGCAGTGAATGCGGGACTGACCAAGGCGTCATGAAGTTCCTAGATACCTGGCTGTGCAAGCCGTGCGCTTGGTTGGGACTGCATGACGAACCGGAACCCCCGCCCGTCGAATCGCCCGACTATCCCAGATGGGCGATGGCGGAGGCCAAGCGCCGGGGTGATTCGGAATATTACAGCAACCTGAATAAATCCAGAAAAAGCCACAAAGGCTGGCCCAAGGGCAGACTAAGGAAACCGAGAAGTGAAAACGCCTAATTTCGAATGGACGCAGGACGCCATCGACAAGATTTTGAAAATGTATCAGCACGGCGATACCGCCAGCCAGATTGCCAAAGCCCTAGGCAATGGCCTGACCCGCAACGCCATCATTGGCAAGCTAAACCGCCTGAGAGACAAGGGGCTGCGCCCTGAGTTAGCCTTGGGCGTCATATCGTTCAAGAAGGCCCAAGGCCAAAAGATCAACCGGATAAACGCGGCCAAGCTAGCGACGCCATACCATGCCAAGCCCAAGGCGGTTCTATTTCAATTCCCTAAGCCAGTACCCAAACCCAAGCCAGTGCAGGAGGTTATCGTGGTTCAAGAGCCTACAGGAGAACACGCGGCCATATTGGCGAACCTTCGCCCGCGAGGCTGCAAATGGATTGTCGAAGACTTCGCATTAGGCCAAGCGGATGAGGCGCTTATGTGCGGGGAATTAAGATCCGGCGAGCATTCATACTGCGAGCATCACCGACGCATGGGTCTGACCACGCTGTCGGCGGCACGGCTCGCGGCCAGTGACCGAGGGCTGCGCCGCCTAGGCGTATGGGCCACCAATAAGGTGTACGGCTCTTAGTTGCCGTCGATCACCGCTTGCCCTCTGAAATATGCCACGTTCTTAATGACGCAGCATAATTCAGGGGGCAGCAATTCGCCGTTGCGGAAAGTCAGCACGGCAAAGCCCGACGTATGCGGCGACGGGTTATTTTCGGCATAGTCAAATTGCGGCCCGTGAGGCTCACTGAGCGTTCCGGTGTCCACGCCCCATCTGTGGCCGTTATAGTCCGCCCACGGCGTTACCGCGAGCCTGTGGAGGTGTCCTGTGACGATGGACCGGCCAGACTTCATCGTATTGTTATAGGCGGCGTGAACGCCGTTATGGTAGCGATGCTTGATCATCGTATTTTCGTTGACGTTCAGCGACCACGCCATGTCCCAAGCTGGGAACCGATCTTCTAGGCGCATGATGGTTCCCTCGAAGCCGGGGGCCACCGTGCAAAGGGTGCGGTCTAACCGCGCATCGTGGTTGCCAATGTTCCAAAACAATTGGGGACGGGTGCCGGGTGCTGCCAGAACAATCTCGTGCAAGCGTTCATCGCAGATTTCTAATTCTTCTTTGACCGAAGGCAATTTGGACCATCCAATAGGCGGATGGCGCGACACGCTGGCACCGTCGAAGATATCGCCATTGGCGCAGATGACGGCGGGCTTAAGGTCTTTGATC